TGATCTATAGAACCAGCTACATAATGCTCTGAATTAATAACATCATCTTGAATATTATCACCATCTATAATGTCATTCGCTAAATGTTCGTGATCTATACTACCTGCAACATAATGTTCAGAATTAATTACATCATCTTGTATGTTATCTCCGTCAATAATGTCGTTAGCTAAATGTTCGTGATCTATAGACCCATCTACATAGTGTTCTGAATTTACAGAGTTATCTGCTAATTTAGATGACGTAACAGCGTCATTTGCCAGTTTAGCTGTTGTTATATTTTCATTTGCTATATGCTGTGTATCTATACTAACGTCTGCATAATGTTCTGAATTAATAGAATCATCAGCTATATTATCTCCATCTACAGCATCATTAGCCAACATAGTATGTGCAACTGTACCTGTGTCTCCTGTGGTTACAACTGTACCTGTAATATCAGGTATGGTTATTGTTCTATCAGCAGTAGGATCTGTTATTGCTAGTGTTGTTTCATTATTGTCATCAGTTGCACCTTCAAAAACTAAATTGCCTGTAATTGTTTGCGTACCATCTCTTTTAACATAATCGCCAGCTATTTCTTGAAGACCAAATAATATTTGATTTCCATTGTTATCTAAATCTGTTTCCGTTAAAACACTACCATCTGCAAAATCTACTTTCTTAGCACTAATATCGGTATCTCTTGTAAATACAACATTAGCTGTGCC